GTGATCGGAGAGCCGCTGGTGCCCGCCGCCACAGGAGCGCCGGAGACCGTGTACACACCGGCAAAGCCGGTGCCAGCGGCGTTGGCGGAGCCAGTGCCGACGTTCGGGCCGTAGCCCGTGATCACCGTACCGGCGGCGATGCCGGTGCCGCTGACGGCCATGCCGATGGCAAGCAGCGGAGCAGTCTGCGCGGTGATGATCAGCAGGTTACCGGCGGTGCCGCTGGTGCCGTTTGAGATGTAGCCCGACACCGAGGTGTAGGCGTCAACGGCCAGAAGGCCGGTGACGGTCACACCAGTATCAGCGCGGGCAATGGACACGCCGGTCGCCACGCCGGTCGAAGCCGACGAGGACGAGACGAGGGTCATGGCGGTTGCCGCCGCGACAGTCGCGGAGGCCGCAATGGCCGTGGCCGAGTTGGCCGCGATGCTGCAATTCAGGGTGACAACGTCGTTGACACCGAGGAAGCCGCAGATCGGCTGGCCCATGTCTTGGCCGGGCGTGTAGGTGTACGGCTGGCGGGGATCGAGGATGCCAGAGCCGTTGTAGAACATCGAAGGAGCGGCTTCGCCGTTGTATTCGATGGCAGGATAAGTGGACTGCCCGAAAGTAACGAGCGGCCCAGCAACTGCTGAAGTAGACATTATTTAACTCCCTTGGTCGGGACAAATTTCACAACAACGGCTTCGTTGCTGTGGTGGTCAAGGTACCGAACCGCCTCAATAAGGGCAGAGCGGCTCTCCTTGAGTTTCCCAATTCCGGTGTTGCAGTCGGCGCACAACAGCCCGCGAATCGCGCCCGTCTTATGGTCATGATCAACAGCCAAGGCCTTGATCTTGCCCTTCCGAGTCGCAGTCTCGTGGCACTTACAGATAGCGCACCGGTTGCCCTGTGACGCCACCATTTCGTTGTACTCATGCGGGGTCAGGCCAAACTTGCGCTGGCGGTCCTCTTGCGAGTAACGTTCTCGATTGGCGGCGCGGAAAGCGCGTTGAGATTGCATCCTTGCCTCCTTTCGAGCCTGATCCCCCTCGGGGGTGTTGGGATACTTACGCTTCATGAGCACCTCTTACGAGGTCGGGAAGGACCCGTAAATGCTCCTCCAGTTGTAATATCCGAAGGAGTACCGCTCGTAACCCTTGACCAGCAGATTGTCAGTAACAAAGTCGACTTGCATGTCCGTTTCGAACTTAACGCGCTCCATATACGCGAGACCGTCAATATTCGTGAGCAGGAACCAAGCAAAGGCCGAGGTGAGGAAGTCATCGACCATGTAGCCTTCCGGCAGACCGCCAGCGGTCGTCAGGATGGCGTTCACGTCGTTGTCGGCCGTGCCGGGGCGCAGTTCGGTCTTGGTCAGGCGGATGGCCACCGGCTCAAGCTGCGGCGGGATGATCAGCTTCCGCCCGCGAGCGAACACCTTCAGACCGGCTTGGTCCTTGAAGTTCGTGCGGATGGCGATCATGCCGTTCAGCAGGGTGCTCTCGTTGAGGTCAACCTGCGTCAGCGGGGTGTTGGCGACCGTACCGCCGTCGATGGGGTGGGCGGTGGAGCAGAGCGACACGCCGTCGCCGCCGACTTGGTTGTTGTAGGTCTGGGCCGTGTTCAGGATCGACGCGCCGTAGATTTCCTTGGTCTGCTGGAAGGATTCAATCAGGCCGAGGTTCGACGGGTGGAACTGCGTCTTGTAGAGGTTGTCGTCAATCGCCTTGCGGGTGATCGCATAGCCCAGAGCGATTTCCGAGTGCTCTTGGTTGTACACGTACCGCTCACCAGCGCCGTTGTCGAAGGAGGTCTGGCCGCCTTCGGTCTTAAGCTGGGCGAGGCCGAGGTAGCGCATTTCAGCGGTACGTTCGAGCGCCAGCTTCGAGTCGTGCTTGGTGAAAATCTTGTCGTACTGAGACGGGATCATCTCGTACTTGCCTTCAATCCCACGCAGGCCGGGGAGGAGAAGGTCTTTAATTGCTGAAAGGTTAACAGCCATTTACCTAGCTCCTATTAGATACCGGCGAACGAACGCGGCATGGAGTTGTTGAAGCCAACCACGATGCGGTTGTAAGCGGTGGTGTTGTCGTTCCCGTTGATGGAGACGAGCGGAGACACCGCGCCGGGCACGTAGTTTGCGAGGGCGAGAATGCGGAACGGCAGGTAGTTGTTGGCCGTAGCGCCCGCCGGGTTGTTCGCGATCAGGGTGTACTGGTCGGCGAAGTAGGTGGACAGGCCGTTGGCGGTGATGCCGTTGGTCGTGGTCACGCCCGACTGGCTGTAGTTGAAGCCGATGTTCTGGCCGATGTTCGCAAGGCCGACCGCCGTGGCGGTGGTGTTGGAGTTGCCTGTCATGATCGAGAACTGAGCGTTCGGGTCGGTGATGACGTAGGCGGTCACGTCGCCGTTGGCGTCAGAGCCCGGCCAGTAGTTGCGCCACACCGGATACTTGTTCGCGGTGGACAGGTAGCGGCAGCCGACGAACACGCCCGCAACCGGGGTGAACAAGTAGCCGGTGGTGGCCTGCGTCGAGAGCGCCGCGCCCGAGTAGGCGAAGGTGACCGTGGTGGTCGAGGCCGACAGCACCTGCCACGCACCGTTCAGGGTGGTGGCGGTCGTCAGGCCGGTGAGGACCAGATACGAGCCAACCGGCGGGACAGCGGTCACGGCGGTGAAGGTCGCGGTCACGACACCATTCGACAGGGTGAAGCCGGAGATGGCCAGCGACTGCTGGGCGGCGGCCTGCGTAATGTAGCCGGTGCCGACGCCAGTCGTGCCGACAGCCTGAACTACCGGGTCGCCGAAGAAAATGGGGGTGGTGTTGGTGCTCGCGATGGCAAGCTGGGTCTGTTCATAGGTCGGCGATGAGCCGGTGCCCTGATACTGCTGAAATCCGTTCGGCGCGAACGCATTCGCCATGACGGGTTCTCCTGTGGGGAAGAGCCATCATCGCGCGCCGGGGCGACTAGGATCGGGAAATCATTGCAGCCCTCCACGCCGGGGGAGGGGATGACGGAGCCTATACGTGCTTTTTCGAAGGTGTCAAACGAAAAGGGGCCGGTGCGTCATTCACCGGCCCCAATCCATGCTCAGTCCCAAACCGGCCCTATCAGTCAGGGATCGGCATGGCCTCGTAGGACTTGCCGACCTTCACAAGCGCGGCGTCCTTGTTGTTGCGGCCAAACTGCCCATCGGGCGCGGAGGCAAGCTGCTGCTCCTTCTGGCGGACCTGCAGGCGGGCCTTCCGAAGCTCGATGTCCTTGGCCTCGTCGGTCAATTCCTTCGGGCGCTCCATCAGGACCATACCCTTGCGCTCAATGGTCTTGTAGCCGCCGGTATCGGGCATGTAGGACGGGTGGCGGGACGCAGGCACCGGCTCCCAGCCCATGCGGGCCAGTTGGACCTGATAGGCCGGGTCTTCCTGACCCAGTACCGTCTTGCGCTTCCACTCATACGACCACCCCTCTGGGACCGCGTTCTGGTCGATGTAGAAGTCATCGGTGCCCTCATCGAGCGATCCGATGTTGCCACGAATCTCAGCGGCGCGGCGCGCAGCACGGGCGCGGGGGTCTTCCTCGCGCATTTCGGCACGCAAGGGCGGGCGCTCCACAGCGACCGACTCAGGGGCCGCCGCCACGGCCTCGGCCGCCTTCTGGATCGGGCTCATCTTGCGCTTGGGGCGGGGGGATTTCAGCGGGGCGTCGGACATCAGTTGAGCTTCCCTTCCTTCTGCAGCGCCAAGAGGTTCTTGGCGTATTGCTGCGGGGTCATGCCCATGAGTTCAGCCATCTCGATCTGCTGGGCAGTCAGCCGGACGGTGTTGGGACGGGTGCCGGGCGCGGTTCCGCTGCGGGATACCGGCGCGGCGGGCGGTGCCGACCGGCGCTGCGTCACTTGAGCCGCCTGCTGGGTCGGGTCGGAGTGGTCCGACTGCGGTTCAGAGCGGTTGATGCGAAGCGTGCCCTCGATCTCGGCGAAATAGTCGTCGGTATCGACCCGGTGGCCGTCCGCGACGGCCAGATTGTGCGCCGCCAGCATCTTTTGATAGAGGCGCTGGTCCGTGGCGAACTCAGGGTGAGCCCGCAGCCAGTTTGCAGAGCGCGGGGAAAGCTGGGAGGCCAGTGCCTCAACCGGATCGGACTGATACGGCTGCGGAGCCTGCGGGCGAGACTGGCTCTCCAGCGCCTGCTTGCCCTGCTCAAGCTGCAGGAGCTTCGCCTGATTGCTGGCCATCTCAACTTGGATGTCAGAGGCGCGGTCGTAGTCGCCCACAGACATTGCTTCGCGATAGTTTGCCTTCAGGATTTCATTGGTCTGGCCGACCGTGGCAATGGCGTTCGACACAAGGCTCAGATTGCTGTCGTGGGCCTCGTTCTGGGCGCTGTAAGCCGACCGCGCAGCCTCCTGAGCACGCTGTTCAGCGGCCAAACGGGCCGCCTTTTCCTGCTGAAGGGCGACCTTCAGGGCTTCAAGGCCGTCATCGGGCTCCACGACCCGCTTTTTGGTGCTTTCGGGGATGACCTCGACCTTGACCTCGTCAGAGGCGGGGGCGGAGGGGTCATCAATCTCAATTTCGATCTGATCTTCGTCTTTCGTGCTCATGTTGTCTCCTACCACACTTGGTCGGGGTGCTGGATGCGGCCCCGGATATTGACGTCATCGATCATGCGGCACTGCACACCGTTCACGGTGATGCTCCAGCCATCAGACGGGCGGAAAACGACCCACTCGCCGTCCTCAAACGTCGTGTCGGCGAACCATTGGCCGTCATCGATGAAAGCCGCCGGTCCCATCTTCAGGATCAGGCCGACCTTCCCCTGAATCTTGTCCTCGTCGCGGCTGGCGGAGGTGATGTAGAGGCCGCTCTTGGT